TCAACCACGTAGTTGAAGTCAGTCTGTGTGTTCTGGTTGGACAGAAAACTCCAAACAACCGGATTGTATCCTGGCGACCAGATCTTTGGTTTGTAATATACGTTTGTGATTGGCATTAGTTATCTTCTATATTTTTGTAATTCTTTTTTCTGCTCTGCAACCTCTTTCCTAACTTTATCAACTTTCCACGCAAGCCAATTAAAAGCCGCCCGAATCTGGAGATGTGACGCTTCTTCGATCTTGAGCGGGTCTTCTCCTGCGAGCGTGATAAGAGTGCTAAACCATCCTCTTGCAGCTTTGTTAGGATCGGTTGTACCTTCTCTTTCATTTCTGGGGTTGTTGCCATCTCCTGAATCGTCTTGCTCAAAGAGTCCAGCGTAGCTCCTAAGGATCTGTTTCCTGAAAGCAAAAAAAAAGTTAAAGCCACTTTTGCTTTTGGTAACGAGAATTTTCTAAAGGCTTCTGCTCGATCTGCAAAGGTGTCTGAGTTGTAGTCTTCGATCTTGTATTTCTTACCTGACGAAGAGACGACAGGTCGATATAGAACTGCCATTGCTTCGTGTAGTCTGTGTTCAACGTTAGCAGAACCTAAGATGATATCAAGGTCTGCGAATTCACCAACCGTGATTTTGTCCATGTCGATTAACCCGTAAGTAACCCCGTCTACCTCTACGGTCGGGCTAAAGGTGGAATCCTCGATAGTGATGTTGGTGTTGATCTGATTCTGAACTGTGATCCATAGGGCTAACCAGTTATCGTAGCTTAACGATCTTAGTCTGTCTACTGGACAGCCAGAAAGTTCTGACACCACTTTAAACCCGGTTAACTGATCGCTCAAGGTTAACTCTAGTTGCATGTCATAGTAGTCCTGGATGGTTAGATCCCTTACCTCGTACTTGTCCTTTCCTATCTGGAATGTTGTTGGCTTCATATTGTGTTATTTAAAAGCTTCTTCTATTGCTGCTTCTGTTTGTCTAGCAAGTTCATCTTCTAGCATCTTTTGTATCTGTACGTCGTCACTGGAATAGATGCTGCTCCAGTTCTGAGCTTGTATTCCCCCTTGGCCTTTTACGTAACCTCGGTAACTATCTAACTCTGCAGGTTGACCATAGTTCCCATTATAGTAAGGTCCCGTTCCATAATTAGTAAAAACACCGTAGTCGTCGTAGACCAAATAGACCTGTTCGTTATCGACTACAACTCTCAATGACTTCTTTAGCTTACCGGTCTTAACCGGCATCTGTAGGAGTACTCTGGTTTCTATAACCTGAGCAACCTCTCTAAGCACGTTACTAAAGTCAAACTCTGCCATTATTCAAACGCTGCCTCACATAGATTTAATGGTGACTTAACAATCACCGTGATTTCCGCCGCCCATCCAGTTAGGTTGTTATTAAACCTTTCCACGAATGGAGTGGTTGGGATAGGTGTGTTTACCACCAATTGAACTGTGTCCCAAGCTGTTAGGTAGATCCTCGAGATTAGATCCTGTAGGATGTCGTGACAATCGCTTAACCTGTTAACCTCTAACGGCTCTTGGTTCTTGGAGATGTCCATGACAAGCAGCGAGAATCTAAATGTGGTCTTACCTCCGCCATCGATCTCGCCCGATCTGTGCACGAGGAAAACTAATGGGTATTGGGTTGGCGTAGCCAGATTGGTTTGCACATCGATGTCTGAGATCATTCCTGATCCAAACTGATGCACGGCCATGTGACTCATAGCTAACGTCTCGAAGTAGTTAACCACGTCCTTATAAGTTCTGATCGGTCCTGAATTTGCTAATGGCATTATTGTTTGGTTTTATTAAATATTTTCTCTATCACAGTTAACCCTAAGCCTCCTCCGACTAGGAGAAGTAACCCATCAAAAATAAACTCCGGTACCATGTGGTTAACCGAGTTAACCGTGCTAACCCAGGCTAGTAGGATAACGTTCACCAGCGTAAACAAAGCTGCAAACCTTTTTGAGGATGCCTCGTTGTTGCTGGAGATGAGTTCTTTTAGGAATTGTTTCATGTTGTTAAATATGATTAGTCGTCTAGTTGCCGAGATTAATCACGGCTAAGATCCGGATTACTAAACATCGATCCTGAGTAAACTGCGTAAGTGCCTCGTGACTTCTTCTTGGTTAGACAATGGTTAGCTATGGCTAGACTCATGACGATGTCATCACTCATTCCACTCGGTCCACTGTAGGCTATCTTACCCGTGGGCAACATCTTGTAGGTGAACGCGGATAGTTCTAGGTGCATCTGAGGGTTAAGCTCTTTGGTTGGGATACGTATGTCTCCACGGGAGAAGGCCAGTTTAAGATCCTCGATGATGTTCATCTTGTTGTCTTGGGTTGTCGTAAACTCGCCCACGTTGTTGGCACCGCAGATCTTCTGGAGTTGCTCATAGACAACCGAACCAATCGAGTTCTTCTCCACTAGGGTAAACGCGTTCCACTTCTTAATCATGTTCGCTACCTTAGCAATGATCTGTTCCCAGGATGTTTGGTTCTCTCGGAAGAAGTCCACCACGTTACCATCCTGGTCGAATATAGTTAGCACAGTGAAGTCATTAGCTATCGCAAGGTCAAGACCACCGAAGTACTTCTTGCCTGGTTCTGGACCTGGTCGATAGTACTGAATGAGTGCTGTCTGGCCGAACTCGAACACAGATCCACCACCTTCGACAAACACGCCTAGATACTCTTGCTGGTACGATTTTTCTGGCAGGGTTAATCTAGCCATCTCCAACACACTTTGATCGAGGTACGGGTTGTCTAACGACGAAATACGATAGGATTGCCAGTCTTCTAGTTTAGGATCTTGACCGTAGTCATAGATGTCTCTGAACCAATTGGGTCCGTTAGGGGTACTAATGAACAGCACCTTCTTGCCTTTAATAAGTGTGGTTGGTCTAAGGATTTCGTTCCACAGATGTTCTGGGACATACGCAGCCTCATCTAGTACCAAGATGCCTGACACAGTAAATCCCCTTAGGTTCTGGTTAGACTCTCCAGACACCATACGGATGGTCGAGCCATTCCAGAAGGTCATGATTAACTCTGTCCCGTTAGCCCCAGTGATAAGTGGGTTGTTAACCCCACTAGCCTTAACTAGGTCGGTGAAGCATTTCTTACTCTGTGAGTATATTGGGGAGACAAGCACATTGTAGCTGTCTTTGTAGTTGATCGCGTAGTAGAGTAGTAGGTTGATTGCCAGTAACGTCTTACCACATTGCCTACTACTTACTAACACATGATGCCTAGCCTCACTGCCAAGGATGGAGTCTAGGACTTCTTGTTGTTTGGGATAAGGTTTAAAGTTGGTACTTATCTGCATCTGACCCGTTTAGTTCTAGGAATCCCGGACCTTTAATGCCATCTTGTATCATTAGGGAATTGTTGTACTCCTCCCTAGCCTTTCTAGCCTCAAGGTAAGCCTTAGTTAACCTTTTACCTTCCTCTTTAATTCTAGCATTGCGGGCTGCTACCCGTGCTCTGTGTTCCTTAGTCTTCTTTCCCATTTTGGTTTTCTTTATCAGCTGTGCTGAATGTGAATGATACGTTCTTGAATAGGTCCTCACCGTCGTTGCCAACAACTTCTTGTCTGGCCAACTTAGGCAGAATGTACTCCGACAACTTAAGCATTAACTCGGTTGCTTTAGCCGGGTCTTTCTCGGCTATCTTGCCCAACCACTGGGTCATGTTATCCAAGTTGTCCTCGAGTAGTTTCTGGTAGGCTTGCTTGATCTGGTTGGTCGTTTTGTTGGCAACCCCAGCTGGTCTGCCATTTACGTTGCCTGATTCTCCTGGTTTAAACATTTGTTTAGGGTTGTTATTTTCAATTTTTAATTAGCTCCATGTACTGGTCTCGTAACGAGTTGATCTTTGCACGACGACAACTAGGACAACCTGTGTCGGTCTCGTTAGTGTTGTTAATGCGGTTGTACAACGAATAGATCTCTGCGAGATCCTGTGGGGTCCAGTAGTTCTTCATCCCGTTAAAGAATCGGGTTCCAAGACCAATGAGTTCTAGTTTTAAAGCATCTTCCATACACTTCCTACTTGTTTACGTATTTTACCTGTTTTAGGCATTTGTGTTTCGGAAACAAGCTTTCCGTACTCGTACTCTCTAACCACCACCATGTCTTCTCCACACGCATTAACCCATTCATAAATCGGTTCCTCATACATTTCAAACGGCCCGAGTGCAGAACCGAATATGGGTTCGTCGCACTCTAGGCTATCGAATAACGCATCCTTATCCATTTAGAATAGCTTTTGTTGTATTTTATCTACCTCATTGGCAACAGCACCTGTTACTAGTGCTAGAAGTATGCTGTCAACAACTGGATAGTTATAGTGCAGCAAATTCAGGATCAGCGCTGTCCACGTCCCCAAGCACAGGTGGCAGTTCATTGGCTTTCTCCACAGCCTTAGGCTCTTTAGCAGGTTTTGATATGGCGGTAAGTTTATCAGCGTACTGATTGCTATCGCCAGAATTAGAGTTGTTAGTAGTTGATTCAGTAGCATCATCGTGTAAGATTTCTATTTTGTGATCTGGGTGAATGTTGAGCGAAGCTCTTAATTTGGTAACGGTTGCATCAAGTTTGGTTGATGGTGTTACGTAGGTTGCTGGAGTTCCGAAGAATCTCCAAGTGGTGTTGTTTGACATAAGTTATTTTATTTTTGTTTTAATGTATGATCGCACCCGGTTAATCGTTAGACTAATCGAGGTTCGGGGTATGCTGGTGGCTCGGGATAAGCTGCTCATGGTGTGACCTTCAGTCACGTACATATTGAACAGATCCCTATCATACCAGTATAACCCATCCAGTTGTTGTCTGATCCTGGCTGCTAACTCTTCTAGATCAGGTTCAGATTCGTCTGGGATATCATTAGCTAAATATGAAATGTCCTCCGTGTTGTACAGCGATTTCCGATAAATTGTGTAAAATTTTGATGTGGTGGACCGCCAACTATTAAGCATGGTGCGAATAACCCAGAACTGAGCACCTCCACTATCAACTATTTCCTGAACGTTTGGCTTGGTTAGCAACTGTTCCAGACTATAGTGTAGGAGTTCTTCGCTTAGGTCTGCGTTAGCACTTATTTTTTTAGCTGCATCCAATAGCGGAGTGTAGCTCGTGTTAGTCCATTCTGTTATCGTCAAGCGTTGTAGATCTATTTGAATCTATATATCCGCTTTGCAAAACTCCCTTTTTTTAGATGTCTGTCAGCGCATTGATTCTTTTTCTCATCTCCTTCACATCAGTGCTAAGGGTACCTGATTGCAGTACGGTGTAGTCCCAAATCGATTCCGCGTTGGAGAATTTTGAAAGAGGTCGCGAAGAGTGATCCCATCCACACTCTAGATAGTAGCACTGCACAACTTGACTTACCCGACTGATCATCACTCTAAAGCCTGATGGGTACACACACATAATGGTTTGGTTGTTGTCTTCCACTTTGATCCCTTTACTTTTAGCTAGTAGTTTAAAATCGTCCACAATTGGCGGGCAATCTTGATACCATGCAAAACTTTTTGTATTAGACTTTGTCATTAGATCTCGCTGTATAAATCGAAGATGTCTCCGGGTTCACAAAATGATTCTGGTTCACCTGGTACTCTGACAGCCAGTTGTCTAGCAGTTCCGTTCGTAGGCCAGTGTATACGGATTATTTTTCTCCGGTCTAATGAAATGATTAGCTCTTGAACTTCGTGCTCGCTAAGGCCGGTTAAAATGCTTATATGAGCATTTGTACTGAACACACACTTACCTTCGTTTTGAAAACCTAGTATGTGACACACAACTACTCGTTCTTCTAGTGATTTTAGTCTTGGATCTCCCATCACTTCGGGGTAGATCTTTAGGATTTTATAGCTCATGATTCTATTTGTTGAAATTCAATTGGACTGGTCTTGTTGCCGATAGCGTTATCAATTCTTAATAATTCCATTATGCCTTCTCTTACCAGCTCATTATTGTAAATGTGTACGACGCCGGGCAAATCTAGTCGGATCGTTATTTCTGAATGTACATCTATCTGGATATTATTAACCCCGTCATGTATCCCACTTGTTTTTAAACTTATTTCGAATTCCATTAGATTGATTCTATTTCTTTATACAAATCGGCTAAGCTTTGGCCAGAGTCATGTTCTTGTTTAAATAAATGATTTGGGGTATTAGTCTCTATAGTATGACTAGCTTCTTTACTTATATCTTCATCTTTAAAGCGCGTGCTTTTGTTTGGCTTATCAGTTGGGTTATTTTTGGCTTTTGGTCGGCCACCCTTTTGGCCATTAAGTCGCTGTCTTTCGGCAAACTCTTCCCTTTCTAATTTAACCTGATCCATTCTTAAATTATACCACTTCCCATCTTCGTCCTGTTTAAATTTACTAAACACTTCTACGTCATCATCCTGAAGTACTCTAAGCATTTGGCTGTCAGTAAGATGTCCTGTTTGATGTTGCAAACACAGTAACCTAATGTACTTTCCTACTTGTTCATCGGTCATAAAATAAGTGCCAGCAATAAATTTTTCCGCGTACATTAAAAATGCAGGATCTTTTTCTTTTTGTTTTTTAGTTGCCATTTTAAAATAGTTTATTTGATTTTTTATATTTGTCAAGCATAATCTTAACGTGATGATCCAACCATTTTTTGTTTTCCACCTTATCTGGAACTGGTTTGGATTTAAGAAGCAACCTAATATAAGCTTCCTCTTTTTGTGTTAACTTCTGTTTCATGTTGCAAATGTAGCATTGGTTTACGGGATAAAAAAATTATTCATCGGAAACATCTGGCTTTAGTATTATCTCTTCGTAAGGTGCATCTACTAAAGTTGGCGGGGCGATGTCAACATATCTTGCGTAGTGACCTTTACAAACACGTCGACGCCCTTTAGTCTTAAGTGAAATGGCCGCACCTCTAATGCTATTGTAATGAACGCCAAGATAATCACCAGCTGCTCTTGAGTTTATAAAGATCTGTTTCTCTCCGGTCTCCACGTTTTCCAACTCTATGGGCATTGAACTAGATCTCTGACAGTTGTTTTTATGTGGCATGTACCGAAGATTAGCCACCGAGTTGTCCCGCTTATCCGAGTTCTTGTGATCAATAGAATCGTAATTGTTTGGGTTTTCGATAAAGGCTTTAGCCACCAACGAGTGTAGATTCTTAGTTATTCTTTTTAACCCGGGTGATTGTAGATGACAGAGCACATAG